GATAAATGCTGTTGCAGCGGTTAATAGTGCAGGGATCATAAGCACACCAAACCATCCCACGTAGAGACGGTTGTTGGTGCTTGTAGTCCAGTCACAGAAACGCTGCCAGTTGTCAAATGGTTTTGTTAGTGTGGCTGTAGTCATTTATAAAGTGTTTAAAATATACCGGGAATAATTTGCCCAGTTGTAATGTATGCTCCTAGAGCTGCGATGATACCGAGCATTGCTACTCGACCATTAAGCTCTTCAGCGTCGTGAAATAGTACGTTAGCTTCTTCTTTATGCATAAGTCTTGGGGGTGTTTCGTTTGCAAAGATGTTTTGTTTACCGTATTCGGTGATTGTTGTCATTACATTAAGAGGTAGATTAATGGCGATGATGAAGGTTCAGGTCGCCATGACTATCTCTAAGATGCTACTAGTTCACTACCGACTTCAGTACTGTCTGGAGATTGACTAGACATAACTTTACACTGATCAACTTGAGCTGTTTTAGATGCGTTATCATTGTAAGGTATGAACCAACGATCTCCTGTAGCATTCACTACATACTGAACGTTGAAATCATTAGCTCTTTGTTTAGGGTTGTAAGCCATTCCCATGATTAGTATCCTCTAGGTTTGATTTTCATTTTGGGTGATTTTTTAGCAGACTTCTTAGCTGCTGCTTTCCCTGCTGTAGTGTAGGGATACTTCTTACCGTTAACTGTTGGCATTAGAATTGTAAGTTAGATCGTTCTAGTTTATCGTAGATGTCCTGACGATAAGCAGGGTCAGAGTCATAACGAGGATCACTCATTGCTCTAACTACTTCAGCTTGGCTACGGAAGTTATCTCCACCAGACTTTGCTGGTTTGCCTGTAAGCATCTTTCCTTCTACTCCGACTCCATCATTATACCTTGATGCTAATGCTTGGACAGCGAAGTAAGCAGCGTCTGCATTCCCTGACTCCATTACTTTATCGTAACGAGCAATCTCTGCTTCATCAAAATTCTTTGATGCCCACTGAAGCATTGTGGTGTATTCCTTCTCACCACCAACAGACTTTTGTAAATCTGATGCCTGTTCTTGTGACAGTTCTTGTGGTTTAGAGTCAACACCTGAACGATAGTTTAAATACAACTGAGCTACGTCAGCTGGTTTCATACCGTTCAGTTTATCTAGGATGTCATTTGAGTACTTTTCATTCTTAGATTCTTCCCATAGTTTATCAAGGAATTCATAGTCAGGTTCATCTTCTTTAGGTTCCTCTTTCTCTTCCTTGACTTCTTCTTTAGCTTCAGGTTCAGGTTCTTCTTTAGGTTTTTCTTCTTCTGATTTACCTAGTTTGCCTTGCAGTTCTATGTAGGCTTTCTCTAATGCTTCAGCATCTTTATACTTACCAGCAAGTAAAGAGTCCTGCTGCTCTTCTAGGGCTTCACCTACTTTAAGTGAATCCTGTTCATCAGCAGTTAGTTCTCCTTCTACTTGCTCGTTAGAGTCATACGTTAGTGTTGCCATTCTGGGTGATTACTGTAAGATTTCCAAGACCAACTGTTGTCACCTGATTAGATCCGGGTGTTGTAATAGTTGGTTTACCGACTTTCATTTTCGGTGCGTATTTGTTTTCTGTCTTTGCCTCTTCAGGTGGCTTAACAACTTTACGTTTAGCCTTCCGTGGGCGGGACGGGTTGACCTTCTCCACCTTGTTGTCCTCCTAATATTGCGGGGTTTTTACTTGGGTCCATCATTGGTGATCCCATTTGAGCTTTCTGTAATTCAACTTGTTGTGCTTGTTGAACTGCTTGTTGTCTCTCTTGTTGTACCTCTTCCATACCTCTTACAAGGTTTAGTATATCAATACCTTGTGCTACTGCAAGACGTTTAATGACTTCCTCAGGATTTATATATTGCTGAGTAGCCTCTGGTCCCATAGTTTGTGAGATAGTTGTGAGGAATTGACCAAGACTTTCACGGTCTTGACCTCTGCCTAGTGCATTAACTCCAGCGACAATAGTAGGTTGTACTATACCCTTAGGTAGGCGAGGTATCTCACCAGTCTTTTGGAATACACTTAGCTTTCTATTTAAGTATGGTACTAAGAACTCAACAGTAAGTACACTGAATAGTCCACCTAACTGTTGCTCTAGTTCCATTTGTGTCATCCGAACTTCCTCGGCTGTAGTACGTTCTGATTGACGTACTGACAATATAAGGAATGCTTCAGATAATCTCTTCTCCAAGGTTTGCATCATCTGATATGCCGTAGCAAAATCAGCTTGCTTACCTACTTGTACCACACCTATGTCATCAGGTCTACCCTGAACTATAGCACCGTTACCTGCGTTAGCAAGAGTCTGGGGTTTAGTTGTACTAGAAGGTGAGACAACAAACACTACCTTAGCAGCGGCTGCACTCCCTTCAGTGATTGCTTGTGACAGAGCTTCGAGTGACTTAAGATCACCCATGAATTCTTCTACTCTACCACGTCCATAAGGCTCACCATCTACTGTATTAAATCGTAGAGGTAACCATGGGTTAGCATCTAATGGTGCTTTACTTATTGACTTCGGTAATATTTTATCGTTAACTTCTTGGTGCCAGAGGAATCTATTATTATCACGGCGTACATGTGTATACACATCCACGTCATCGTTTTGTTCAGACTCGTCTTCTACATTTAAGTCGTCTTCAAGTTCTGGTAATAATTTTTTACTAATTTTTTCTTTGGTAACAATTTCAATCACGTTACCGTTGCCATCTCGTTCTAATACATAACGATGTAGAGGGAATAGCTTAAGACCGTCCTTACCCATAAAGACTAACGCATTGCCTGCTACTACCAAATGCTTAAGAGCTTGGTGTATAACAACACGATCATCTGATGCTGAGATAGAGTCCATGATGGTTCTCTCTATCTTAGCAAAGGATAAATCTAATTCTGTTTTAACTTGAGGTTCAACTTGTCCTAGCATACCATCATTAACTTGTAGCTTAAAGAAGCTAGTGTTAGGTGGTACCAATGCAAGTTGTAATTTAGCTGCTAAGGTTACTACACCTTTAGCACCTACTGATTGCCATGGTGTAGATAGATTCTTAGCACCATGGTTATAATCCTCTTCACCACGAATTAGATATGGAATGGTCAGCTTAGCTGCCTCTTCCGCTATGTTTAGAAACTGGGAACGATTGGATGATAAACTGTCATATCTTGTTTTAGCTGACATTATATATTAAGGGATTTAGTTTTTGTACTACTTTTTATACCTTCATCAATGTAATGATGGATTTCATCTGTTGTTCTTGTTGCACCAGGAGAAATAGCATCTTTAGTTAAAGCATCGCCTGAGAAAGCAGTACCAAATAACCTACGCATAATCATCAAGCCATCACTGAAGGCAGTAACTCGACCATCACCATCAACATCTAAATTAAAATTAAATACTTTTTCAGGTTTTTGATATGAACTAGACAGAGGTGTTGGTACATGGTCACGAGATAATTGTCTAGTACCAAGTGCAGATGCACCTGATTTAGCAACCTCAGATCGTTTAAGTCTAACACCTTTAGCACTTGTTCCGGGTATAAATGTAGGTAGTTGAGTTGGCTGACCACCTGTTGATATTGTAGGTACCTTACTAGTATCTAATTCTGTTGAAGTTTTATCTGCATCATATGTCTTGCCTACATTATCAGGTATATAATCGTCCACCTCAGTTGTAGTTAAAGTGATTGGTTCTGGAGGTTTGTAGTCAGATATTGTTGGTAATTGATAATCAGGAGTTAATGTATTAGTATTAGTACCCTTTTCATCTTTTTCAAATCCGGGTGTATACATCACACCACCAGCACCTTTACCATAAGGATAGATCCATTTTTCACCATCCCATGCTTTAATTAGTTCTGCAGTAACTAATGCCCATTGGGTTTCACCTATTTCATTTCTCACTACTTCTTGTTGTTCAGGTGTTAACCCTACATATTCAGCAATTTCTGCATCAGTTGGCATGTTCATGATACCACTACCTCCTTCAGCATCGTCTACATCTCCACCGCTGAGAACTTCAGTTGCTGCTTCTGTCTCTGCTAACTCCTCTTCTACAGCTTCTATGGTTGTTTCACCTGCAGTTACAGCTGCTACATCTGCAGCAACTCCTTGTAGATTCTCCACACTGTTAGGGTCATAAGTTGTATCGGTTAGCTCCAAATCATTAGAACCAAGAGGTAGGTCGTCATCATCTCGATGGCCGGGATCATAGGTGAAGTGTTGTTGTTGCTGCAAATAGGTTGCTTCAAAATCATCCCATCCCTGACCTGCTAGATAGTCTTGCCAATTAAGGTTGGCGTATGTCCCTTCAATAACATCAGTCCATAAACCACCTGCTCGAATATAAGCTTCCTGTGCTTCTTCTGTACTAAATAATCCAAGGTATTCACCATATAACTGACGAAGTGAAGTCTCTGGTGTATCTGGGTTACTTAGAGTTGACTCTACTATATCAGATGCATCACCATATGGAGCAGATAACCAGTACTGGAGTCCTTCATCATCAACATCTCTACCATATATTTCGTGGTATAGATCTCTTATCTGTGCTTCTTCACTATCAAGGAATAAACCTGCTACTTGTTGATAGGTGTAACCTTTGTCTTTTATTTCTTCTAACCACTCAAACACACCTTTTTCATCCGGCTCACGACCAAAGCCTTTTAAATATAATTCAGAAACTAAGTCAAAGTTGTGACTAACAAACTCTTCAACATCTGAGGATTGAAAACTTTTACTAGAATCTTGTTGTGCTGCTTCTAGGAACTGTTTACCTTTCGTTAGGTGTGCTCCCCAAATATCACCACGACCTACAGCAGTTTCATGTTCACCTAACCCTGCTATATAATTCAAAGCTTCTAATACACCTCCTCCTTCTTCTGTTATTTTTTTCCAAGCTTCGTCTTGGAAGTGTTCGATATAGTTTACCCCATCTTTTAGGTCAGTGACTAAACCTTTATCTTCCAGAAGACCAATCATCTGTT